CTGTGTTGAATGGTGGCTTTATTTTTAGCCGCTTCTTTAATTGATCTGCCATCAACAATAATGTCATTATCTTTAAATTCTACATTATCGCCAGCTTCGTCTTTAAACTTAATTAAATCTTTACTTAATTCTTGATAAATTTCTTCTATTTCTTTTTCGTCAGGATTTTTAAAGTATTCATAAATAGATTCAATTTCTTTTACGCTTGGCACTCTAACTTTAAAAGTATGATTGCCTAATTCAAAAGTTCTAGTAAGAATTGAAATTTTGTTTTCTTCATATTTCTTACCTAATGCTGATCCTAATTTACTCATATATTTTTTGCCTTATATTGTTCAATCTTTTGTTTTAAAATTTGACCTAGTGTTGCACTTACTGATTGCGCTTGTGATTCTAAAGATGTTCTTAAAAATGGTTGAGCTGACATTTTGGCAGTTCCAAATTCATTAGCTGCCGCTCTGCCATCAGCAAGATAACCTTGTTCTGTAAAATAAGCTTTTCTAGCTTGTTTATATTCAGCGCCTTTAAGGTGTCCATGAGAAGCCTTAAATTTATTTTTTAAAGATTTAGGAATTGGTTTGGTAGAAACTAAAGATATGACAGAATCTTGGTATTTTACATATCTTGATTGTTTATCTTTTCCACTTGGTCGCCTTGCAGTAATATAAAGCGAACGATCCAATGTTCCTGTATCTTTAGGTGATAATGCTTTTGCCATAGCCAATACAGGCTTCATAGCATCTCTAACTGCTGGGATTAAAACTTTACTTGTAGCTTTTTTATCCCCAATGTCATTTCTTAATTCTTCAAAGACTTCAAGGGTTTCTTTTAAACCTTTTATTTCAAAGGTTGTAGCCATTAATCTGCCTTAATTATTTTGTGATACACCGCATTATTAAGTTTAATAGCATAATCAACACATTCTTCAGGTGTAAGTTTATCTGCATGATTTTTAGCTATCTCATGCGCTAAATTAATACCTGTTAAGCGTTGTTGGGCAAACCCAAACCAGTTCTTTTGACCTGAACCAGCTTGGGATACCAAATAACTTAATAAGTCATCACTATTCTTGATCGTAGTCGTCATCTTTTTTTACCTTTTCTTTTTTTGTGTTTTCATAAGGATTAAATTTTGCTAATGCTTGTAGTGCAACATATTCTGCACTATCTTTATCAGCTTTATTTAAAGCATCATTAACTTCTTTAGCATCAACAGACAAACCTGAAGCTACTGCATCAAGGCTTTGATAAGTCGTTGTTAATAATTCAATAGCTTCAGATAATTTCATATTCAATCCTTATTAAGCGTTGTTTGACCAACCATATTGATTGCCACGCGGGTGAACAGTAAATGTTGCTTTTGATTCAGCAGTTGGATTAGGATCAACTGTGAATTGACCTACTCGACCATTAAATGCATAATTTACAATGTTTGTGCCATCAGTAGCAGAGATAACAAATGTTCTATCAATTGTGCCATTGTAAGCATCAGCGCGCATTTGAAGAAGATTTGCATCAGAAGGATTCCAAGCAGCAGTAATAGTCATTGATGTTGGAGCAGCTTGAGTAGGAATCTTGTCAGACTGACGAGAACCAGCTACATTAAAGTTTGCTACTGCATCATCTTGACCAAATGCTGGGATAGCTTCTACAGGTAATAAGTTTCCTGCAACTGCAATGCCTGATGTTGAAGCATAAACAGAAAGGTTAGCCGTTGAAAGAGCAGTTGGTGTTGCGCCTGATTGTGCATAAAGTGATGCGCTAAACCCTGGTAAAACTTTATTTGGTAATGCCATAATTATTTCTCCACATTAAAAATTAAAAAATCTTATGTTGGTATGTATATCGTGCAATCCATAAATATATTAAATAGATTGATTTCGTTGTCGTATCCATTATATAACCACACTATATCGGCTTTAGATATTTGAAAGCCATAAGTTGCACCGCCAAATAATCCACTATAACCATGTAATGACTGCAATATAGTATTTGCAGTTAAAAAACTGTTTTCCATTGTTGTAGAAAATACACTTATTTGGAAAGTAGGTGTATCAATACCTTTTACACTTTGAGTTTGGCCTGTATAAACGGGCTGATGCACATTTCTTAATTGCCAAGTAACAAAGTCATTTTGTGTAGCAAAATTTCGGTTAAAATTAGCATACACAGGAACAGGTGATATTATACCACTCAATTGAGCCTGTATAGCTTTTGCATACTGATTGACATTTTGTTGAGTAGCCATTTTAAACCCTTGTGGTTGGATCGGATCGATAACACATTAAGGTTACAGACATCCTATCATTGGATTCAATAGCATCAGTAATACGCCAATCTTTAGCTCGCCAAGTAATCGAATATAAGTTTTGATTATCAACAATATCTTTTAAATTAGGTGTGTAATTAAAAGTAAACTGAATCAAATCTTGATATACACGATACCTTTCCGTAATAGCAAGAGAATTTTTTACATCAGACACTAAAGGTCTAGTTGTAAATTTCTTTGTTATTGTAGTCGTATAATCACCATAGGCATTAGCGCCAAAAGTGAGATCATTTACATCAACATTCTCATAGCGTTTAATGGCCATTTACATTACCAATGGTTTATAAGGTCTTAAAAGCGCATCCACTCCATAAGGAATATTTTGTAACTTACTTAAAGTTGTTTCTGCACGATTATTATAAAGATGAGTTAATAACAATAAAGCAGCTTGTTTAATAACAGGATAAGCCTGTAAAAAATTAGGATTAACTGTATATTCAATAACAATAGGCGATGTCACATTTACATTTATATCTGACGGAGTGCCATTAGGTAAAATTACTTTGTTACCTGTAGGATCGTAAGAATAGTTAGAGCTTGCTAAAGTAGTAAGGGTAACAGGAGTGTCATCGTTATAATATTTAACATTATTAATAACAACGCCACCTGAATTGTAACTATCTTTATAAGATACTTGTGGCAAATCTAAACAAACAGGGCTTGCATAGATAGAACTTATACCATAATACGCGCGATACGAAACAGGAAATATAGGCATACCAAGATAATCTTCGATATGCATACGAACTGCTAACTCCAAGCCTTCTAAATAAGCATCTTGAGATTCGTCACCAAACAAATTTAATTGTTGGGTAATTTCTTCTAATGTTAGCCATCCTGTCGTTAAAGCACGATTAATCTGTTCAAATTTATCATAGTTGAACGGATTGCGAGTGCTTCCATATTGAACCTGTCCTAATGTATCACTCATTTATTACGCCCCTATTAAATAAACCCCAGCAAATGGATTGCGAATTGAGCTTGCTAATCTTTTTTCTGCATAAAGCGTTACTGTGCCTGGTTGAGTTTGATCAAAGCGTTTAATAATCATTTCTTCAGCATCAGCAATAGTTAAGAATTGATCCCAATTTGCTAATACGCCTGAAAGAGAACCAACGGCAGGTGTTTCTAAATATGGATTTGGAATTACAGGAAATCCAAACATAAAAGCAACTGCACCGCCATCATCGTCACCTGATTCTACAAACATAGGAACACCACCACCTGTTGATTTCAATTTTCTTAATTGTGCTATTAATGCTGGATGTAAATGCCAAGCAGTAGTAGGTAAAGACCAGTATTGGCTTGGTAATAAATTTACTGTATTAACAATATCATCATAAGTAATAGCTGCATTAGGAAATTCTTCTTTTAATACTGTATGAATGCCATCAGTAATTGCATTACCACTTGAACCATAAGCTGCGGCTGAAGTGCTTGTGTTATATTCGGATAAACCTCTTAAACCATTAGTTCCACCAGTTGAAGTTGTTGTTGAGCCAGCTTGGTCATTATTAACTGCCATAGATGCAGCTTCTAATTGACTAAACTCAAGCATAAGGTCTTGAACAACAGTTTCTTCTAAATAATTAATATCATCTAATACTGCGCTACGAATAGGTAATTGAGCAGCAATAACTCTTGTTGGTAATTGCCAAAATGAAGTAGCAATATTTGGGCTACCGCTATTTGGTGTTATTGCATATAGCCATGGGTTAGTTGAGTTGGCTGCGTTACCAGTTTTAGCTACAAATTGAGTAGCAGAGGTGTCAGTAGAAATAATTTGGCGACTTCCCATTCTGAAAGGATTTGCATATCTTAATGCTGCAAAAGAATCATCAAAAAATGTTCTACCACCAATATCCAAACCACTACCTGTTAAAGCAGAAGCTTCATCTATTTGTTTTGCTTCCTCAAATAACTTAACTTTGGCTTCGCCTTCTGTTAAAGCTTTTTTGATTCCGTTATAAATTTTTTCGGTTGTATTCATTTTTCTTTCCTAAATAAATTAAAAAGAAGGGGCGGATTGCTCCGCCCTTTCCCAATCCACTACGCAGGGTTAGTAGAAGTGCCTGTTGATCTATAACGAATAATAGCAAAAGGATCAACAACAGAAGTTGCTAAACGCTTTTCACCATAGAATGTAATAGAACCTGGTAAAGTTTGATCATAACGGCGTAGAACCATATTTAAACGATCCACGATTGTATGACCTCTTTGCCAATCACCGAAATACATTGGATACAAGCTAGTTGTGCCAGCAGAACCAGTAGCAGCTTGTGAAGGATTGTCAAGATACTTATTGACAACAACATCAAAGCCTAACAATGTGCCAACAATGCCATCAGCTCTAGCTAAACCATCAACATAGATAGGGCGACCTTGGTCATCCACTAAACCACGAATTTGTTGAAGTAAAACTGGGTTGATAACAAATTTTGTTGATTCTGTCCAATATTGTTGTGGTAAAGAATAGATAAAATTCACTACATCTTTATACTTGATATTAGCAGCGCCAACTGTATTAGCGTTAGTTGTTAATTGGTCATAAGTAGCTAAAGTATGTAAGCCACTTGATGAACCTGTGCCTGTTGTGCCAAAAGCAGCAGTAGAAATTGTGCCACCAGCGTATGTTGCATTAGCGCCAGCGTATTGATCTAAACCGCGTAAGCCATTTGTGCCACCATAAGGATTAGTTGCTGATTGAGCAGCTTGATCATTATTTTGAATCATAGAAAGAGCTTCGTTTTGGCTAAATTCTAAAAGCATATCAGCTACAACATTGCTTTCTAAACCATCAATATCGTCAAGAGCCGCAGTTCTGATTGGAAATTGAACATTCAAATCTTGCAATGTTAATTGCCAAATGTTTGTATCAACAGTAGTTGGATTAACACCACCAGTTGTGTTGTTATTAATTGTATAACCCCAACCCACACCAGCATTACCTACTTTAGCGCGGAATTGATATGTTGCGCCATCAGTTGCAACAGAACGAGATACGCCACGAAGTGGATTAGCAAGTCTTAATGGGAAAAATACTGGATCATAAGCAGTTCTACCACCGATGCCAGCGCCTGAACCTGTTAATGCTGAAGCTTCCTTCATGTATGCATCATAATGTGATTCATCTGCAAACATTGTAAGTTCTTTTTCTACGCGGCTACCAAGAAAACCTTTTAATTGTTCTTTTACAGAACGATTGATTTCTTGAGAGATAGTTTTGTATGTTTTGATTACTGGAGCTGATTCTCTAACTGAAGCTACTTTAGCTTCAAGAGCTGCAACTTTTTCATCGAAAGAAGCTACTGTTTCAGCAAGTTTAGCATCAACAGAAGAAGTGATTTCTTCTACTTTTGCTAAATTAGCTGCTTCAATAGCGTCTAATTTTTCAATAATTTTTTCTGACATGATTTATCCTTTTAAACGATTGTTAAGTTGTTTGAGTAGTTCTCTTTCAGCTAATGCTTTAAGAATTTCCTCATTTTCATTTACCACCGCATCAGCATCACTCTGAATAGGTGCTTTTTCAAGCGCAATTTCAGGCTCATCACGAGTTGCTAAAATTTGTTTGAAAATTGAAGACGCGGTGGTCGCATCTTTTCTTGAAAGTTTTGCATCACGCAATGCTTTCTCGATTAGTTTTAAGTCTAAAGAACCATCAGCTCTAAAGCACTCTAATTTCGAGATATTGCATTCTAAATTGTTAGGATTCATAACAATTGACACTTCTCTTAAACCGCCTTTTTTAATTTGGAAAAAACCATCTTCGTCAGCGCCTACTTCCATACCTTCAGCATCAACCATACAATATTCATCAGCATAAGCGCCTACTGAAACACCGCCAACCATAGCAGGTGATTCTTTCATAATTGTATAAAGGTCTTTACCAGCACTTGTGTTTGTAAATAATCTGCCTTTAGCATCCATTCCCTCATCGGTAAAGGTGAACTCTTGCCATTCGCCTACAGGCATTGACATATCGTTATGTTGGAAATACATTGGAAGCGGTTTACCTGATTTTGAAAATTCATCAGCCCATTGTGCAAAACCTTCAGGCTTATAATTAAATTTACGACCATCAGCGCCTTCTCTAGCACCCCAAGTCGTTACAGTAGCTTCAATCATTCCTACGCTACTTAATGCTTCATCGGCAGTTACGCCAAGAGCTACTTTTGATTCAAATAGAAACTTAATATCTTTAGTCATTTATTGGAACTCCCTTTGATTTCATCCCGTTAGTTTCAACAGGTGTAGGTTTGCGCTTTTTAGCCTGTTGGGTTAATTTATTGAGCAACT